AACAAAATTCGGATTTGCTTGTCCAGGTGGGTATCAACGCAATTTTGGAATTGAAAAAGCAACGGGTGAATACATCGCATTTTGTGATGATGATGATATTTGGTTCCCAAGAAAACTTGAGCTACAATTATTAGCAATGAAATATTCGGGATGTAAAATGTCATGTACTGATGGATTCTTTGGTAGAGGTATTTATGATCCAGAAACTAAATATAAAAAATATAATAAAGAACAATATTTTGGTATACTAAAAAATATATATAAACGAAATAATTCCACCTTGTTGGAAAATGGTTTCCCTTTAATTTGGACTCCAGATTTTTTTAAAATACACAATTGTGCTATTTGTAGCTCAGTCATGATAAAAAAAGATGTTATAGATGAAGTTGGTAAATTTATAGTTGCCCGACAAAATGAGGATTATGATTATTGGCGTAGAGCAATACTCCACACTAATTGTGCTTATATTGATGATCCATGTATGTATTATGACGCTGGTCATGGTGCTGGACAGAACTATTAAACATATAATGTAAAACAATTAAACAATTAAACAAAACATAATTAAACATTATTTATTATTATATCTAATAATGCTTAACATACATACAGATATCAAATCGAAATTAAACACCTTCATTGAACAAAAGAAAATACCCAATTTGATATTACATGGTGTGGCGGGAAGCGGGAAAAAAACACTGTTATTTAATTTTTTAAAAGAAGTATATTCGAATAACAAGACCTACTTACAGGATTATGTAATGACTGTAAATTGTGCACATGGAAAAGGGATCAAATTCATTCGCGAAGATTTAAAATTTTTCGCGAGGACAAACATAGACCTACATGATGGTACTATTTTCAAAAGCATTATACTTTTAAATGCTGATAAACTTACTATCGACGCCCAATCTGCACTTCGTCGATGTATTGAACTATTTAGCCATTCCACTAGATTTTTCGTTGTTGTCGATGACAAATACAAATTATTACGACCTATTCTATCTCGTTTTTGTGAAATATTCATACCTGAGCCAGATATAAATGAAGAAACTGTCAATTTACATAGATATAATTTGGAGCAAGCATTCACTACCATTCAAAAGGATGAAAAGCAAAAGCGGGCGAAATTTAAAACAGAACTAGAGAAACTAAAGAAAAAAAGTCTTCCTGAAATGAGTGATAAATTGTATGAAAAAGGATATAGTTGTTTAGATATAGTCGAATATATCAAAGACATGAAAATAGTCGAAGAAAAAAAATTCGAGTATTTAGTGTTTATTCAAAAAATAAAAAAGGAATTTCGTGATGAAAAATTATTAATGGCTTGTGTACTAAATTTCATTTTAATAAGTTCAGATTACAATTTAGAAAATATTTCATTTATGTAAATATGGATGATTATTCTGTGTCTAGTTTACAAGAGTCTCGCAACGAATGGTGCGCTCGTTTGATTAATATATTGACACCATTGGTGATAGAAGGCGTGAAATCAATATTCAACGAATCGTTGACTTTGTGTCAAAATAATAATGAAGATGAAAAGTATTTAATGACATTTCAAAATTTTCTAGGCCGTATTCCCAAATGGAACACTACTATTGTAGAAGAAGAAACAAAACGAATTACTGAAAAGAGTAATTGTGGATATTTAAACGACTTAATTAGCTGTGTTCATATCATTCAATTGAAAAGTTTAACATGTATGCGTGTGGGAAACAAGCAAAAAAAAGTGGATATTGCAGTTCCTTCATTAAGTGACTTTATTCACAAAGTATACATAAATACTGCCCGTAAAATGTATACTAATATCTATTTATTTGAGCGCAATATTAATCCCCTTCAAATCCAAAAACACAATCGTGAATTGGAATTAATCATTCGCGAACAAATTTTAAATACTATTCGTGACAATATCCCGGTCGAGAACATTTTAAAAGTGTATTTAGACGAAACAATTGAGGATGATGTAGAAGTCGTAGAAAAGGAGGAAATCATTTCAACGGAGCCAGTAGAGGAAGAGACGAAAGAAGAAACGAATGAGGAACCTGACGATGAACAAGGCGAAGAGCAGGACGAGAAACAGGATGGTGAATATGCAACTACAACCCATACTGATACAAAACTTACAGATGATGCGATCGAATCCATGATTCAGTTTAATGATATAGATGAGGCTATCAGCGTTGACAAAATAATTAGTGAAATTGATGCACCAAAGACAGAAGACCGATTAGAACAAATTAGTCAAGCACGAAATATTGCTCGTAAATTGGATGATGAAGATGACGAAGACGATGAAGATCGAATTGTAATTGGTGATAAAATAAAACTCACTGAATTAGATGTTCATGATTTGGAAAAACCTAAGATTCTCAATAAGACACCTTTAGGTCTTGATGAAATTGAAGTATTGACATAACTCTACTTTTATAAAAAGTAGAACAAAACAAACAATACTTTTATAAAAAGTAGGACAAAACAAACAATACTTTTATAAAAAGTAGAACAAAAATGAAATAATTCGTAAAATTCACATTAACTTTCTTTTAAGTTAATGTAAATGACAGATATTTTCGTATATGCTTTAGCCATATCAACTGTTTTTTTTCTTTTCAAGTTTTTAGAAATGAAAATGTTACCAGACGAAGATAAAAAACCACTGAAGGTCGTAATGAAAGAGACATTTGTCGTGTATTTTGCTTCCATCGTAGGCATTTATATGTATGCCCAATTTGATAACCAAGAAATAAAGACGGGTGGTTCAAAAACGACCATGGCGTTTGTCGATAACCCATCATTCTAAATTTATATCCATCCTAATATTTTACAATGGATATAAATTACTTTACACTAACCATATGATACTATTACACCTTTGAAGGTGTATATGAGATTAATTAAGTTATGTAGGTACTCGTTTGTATACAGTTAACAAAATACTGGTATTTTATCAATATTAATGATTTTATGATTTTTGTTAATCTTCTTCTTTGTAACAACATATTTACCAAAACATTCATGACCCAATTGTTTTGAAGGAACCGCTCCATGAATTGTTCTTGCAATCATTTTATATAGTTTAAATTCAGGATATCTCTCTTCACCATTTGTTTTGTATAAGATATTTCTATCTTTATCGTCTATTAACCATGAATAAATCAGACCAATTAATTTGTTCTTTTTAGTCAAGTCTCCTAACTCATCCATATCATCTACAAAATTATCAAATAGACAACATGCTAGTCGACACAAATCGAAACTATAGTTTGGCTCTAATCTTGGTTTATTTTCATTAAAATAAGGTTCACAGTTGTATTGAGATCCAGCGTCACCTTTTGGATGAAAACTATCGCTACACATGGTCTTACCCTTGAACTTATAAATAGACCTTCCAAAATCGATGATTTTATATATTTTTCCATAAGTAGGAACCTTGTAGTAAATACCATCAAAACAATAGTTAATATATTGTTTGTCGGTTTCTACATACATGATGTTGTTTGTATGCAAGTCATTGTGGGTAAATGAAAATGTTTTTTGATACATAGCTAATGTTATGATTACCTGAAACAAGCACGATGTCCATTCACTTGTATTTAATAATTCATTCTCCATTAGATAATCCAATGTATTGGTACATTTTTCCATACAAATCATTTGAACTGGGAAATCAAAGATGGAACAAAACACATCTTCCTCTTCCTCAGATTCTTCAGAGTCATCGTCGTCGCTATCCATGTTAGAATCACATTCAGAGTCATTACCTGAACTAGATTCATTGTCATTATCTTCGTGACTATCAATTGAAGTATTTGATGACTTAGAACTACATGAAGAAGTGGAAGATTTTGTAGAAGATTTCGATGTAGGAGATACAGGTGTATTATAAATACATGTGTTACTTAAATCAGTTAAATTATTAAGTTGTTGTATGTTACCGAAACTGAGTATCGTATCGTCAATATCTAATGTATCTAATTCAATCGAATCTATTTTTTCTGCAATGGCTAATTTCTTTTTGTTACTTCGTGAATCAATATTAAATAACTCTCTATGTTCGCTATTTTCAATATTATATAAGAATTCATTGTTTTTATGAAAAAACTCGTTTTCATTTAAATAGTCAATGTCATCTACCATATTATAGTTGAACTTGGCCTGGATGCCAAGATATGAACCATAATAGTCAATGGAATTTTTACAATCATAATGATGTAATAATTGACTAGACAGATAAGTAAAAAAAGAATCTACATAAGCACTGTTATTTTTGTCAAGTAATTTAGGAAAACAGCCATTAGATTTGTCATCGTATTTCGGCAATTTAGTTATATCGTTACTAGAAGAATCATATTTTCCAGTTAATACTTTTAATGGATCGAGTAGAGGAGAGAATTTACAAAAGGCCTGTTTTTCAATATTGTTGTTTGACTGGTCAATTACTTCAGCAACTAGAGAGTTGCGGTCCTGTATTTGTTTTATAGAATGTAAACAATATTTTTGATTTAAATTAATAGTATTATAATTTGTTGAATTTAAGGAAAAGAAGTTGTCATAAATAGGTACATAATTTTGCGAATTGCGGATTTCAAAGTCCGATTTCTCTAAAGCTTGAAATAATTCATCATTGTTTGTTTTTCGATAATACAGGGAAAAGGCCATTCTTTATCTTTATTATGGATAAAGTAAAATAAAGAATCATTTAAACTAATTTCGTATTGTATTCTCTTTTTTTTTCTATTTAGACATTACTTATGACATTAGATTTAAAAAAATTTGATATGAAAAATATTAGTTTCCGTCCAGATGAAAATAAAGGTCCAGTTGTTGTTTTGATTGGTCGAAGAGACACTGGAAAAAGTTTTTTAGTGAGAGATTTATTATATCATCATCAAGACATTCCCATTGGGACAGTTATATCTGGTACAGAAGCAGGTAATGGATTTTTTGCGGCCCATGTTCCAAAATTATTTATTCACGACGAATACAATACGGCTATTATAGAAAATATATTGAAGCGGCAGAAAACGGTGTTAAAACAAGTACAAAAAGAAATGGAAGCGTATAAACGGACGAATATAGATCCGAGGGCGTTTGTTATTTTGGATGATTGTTTATATGATAATAAATGGACAAAGGATAAAATGATGCGACTGCTTTTTATGAATGGTCGGCATTGGAAAATTATGTTAATTATTACGATGCAATATCCGCTTGGTATACCGCCAAATTTAAGAACAAATATAGATTATGTATTTATTTTGAGGGAACCTTATATTGCAAACCGTAAACGCATTTGGGAAAACTATGCTGGTATGTTCCCGACATTTGAATCGTTTTGTCAAGTTATGGATCAATGTACTGAGAATTTTGAATGTTTAGTTATAAATAACAATGCCAAATCAAATAAATTACAAGATCAAATATTTTGGTACAAAGCGCAAAATCATAAAGATTTCCGGTTAGGGTCTAAAGAATTTTGGGAATTATCAAAAAATTTGGATAGTGACGATGAAGATGAAATGTATGATCCAAGTAGTGTTCAAAAGAAAGGTGCCGGACCAAAAATAAATGTGAAGAAAAGTAAATGGTAAAATAATATTTATTAGTAAAATTATTAATGAAAATAATAAATATTATTTATCTTGTGTTAAAGTTTTAGAATAAGAATTATTTTTTCTGTATTCTTATTATATATAATTAATGGATAGCAAGAAAACAACATCAAAAGAGGTACCCAATATTAGTTTTACTACAGATACCTTTAAAACAGCAAATGATAATGGTAATAATATTACAACCAATGTTGATAATATACCATTACCTCAAAAAACAGCGAATAAGCATATTTCTCATAGTAACAATATTACAAAAGACCAAGATATGGATTTCAAGAAACAAACCGAATTTATTATTTTTAAAAATCAGATAGATGCTATGGTTAAAAATAACTTGTATATTTTAAAAGAATGCAAGGAAAGTAAACGATTGTTGGATTTAAAATACGACACATTGAATAATTCTATTAATTATATTCAAATATCTGTTATTTTTTTATCGACAATTTCTGGTTTTATGGAATCAACCAAAACATACTTTGATACACCTACTACAGCAGTATCGATTTCTGGTGTTACAATTTCTACCTATATTAGTTTAATTTTATCTATTTCCAAATATTTTAAATTCGACGAAAGCAAAGAGCGAATTCACAACCTTAGAGAGAAATACTCAAATTTGCATAACAAATTAGAATACCGAATGGATGTATTAGGACCATGGTTAAATGACACATTATGGGAACATCAAGATTGTCAAGCAAAGTTGGAAGAATGGAACGAAAATATTGTCACAGTTATGGATGAAGAATATTTGACGTTGATTGAAACGAAACAAGCATTGTGTACTGAGTTCGAAATCATTATGGATTCCAAGAGTCGAAATGAATACAACATTAAAAATAAGAAATTAATTCACAATAATCGTCGCAAATTATTTGAAACGATTCGCGATGACTGGCAATTGGAACAAGAATTTAAAGAATCAAATATTCCAATTGATTT